TCATTGGCAAATCATTGGCGGTCGCATTTGTTCTAACGCCGCTCTTTTCTTCTTCATCGTCGCGTGTACGTCGGCTGAATGGTCCGGGTGATGGTGGCCGTAGTTGCGAAGCAACGTCTCGACTGACATAGCTAGGAAACCGGCAGCCTTGAACGGGTCGGCACCGCTCTGCATAAGCCACGTTGCCACGGAGTGCCGCCAGATATGCGGTGTCACGTCCTCCCCTAACCCCGCCGCCTTCACAACCGCGCTGTGCGCCTTGGTGACACGTTGTACCGGTTCTCCGTTCCACTCGACCACGTATCGCTGCCCTGAAGCCCGCCAGCGGCGCATATGAGCAAGTAGCGGTAAAGGAACGCGGACTAGCTGACGACGCTTCTTAGTTTGTTTCTGGCCGTCTGGCAGAGCATAGAACAGGCCGGTAGTCAGATTAATCCACGGCCTGTCTTTTGGCCGCTTAGGTTCGATAGAAGCACCACAGATGACACCAGCCCGGCTGCCCATCCACCTAGCCACAACCATGAACCGGGCGACGTGACGACGGGTATAACGGTCGGTGGCCCGGAAGTTCTGTACTTCGCGATAGCGCCATGCACTCAAGATCAGGCGTGCGGCTTCGGACTTCGTAAGCCAGCGCTCACGCGGTTGCGACTTAGGCGGCAGCACCACGGACACAATCTTGTCGTGCAGCCCTTCGCGGCGGTGGTGATTGATTGCGGAACGAAAGTCTTCCAACTCACGGCGTGCCGCGCCTTCGGTGCGAGTCTTGGCGTAAGCCCGGCAGTTATCGCCTGTCACTTCGGACAGCAGCTTGCCGCCCCAAAATTTTCGCAAAGCCGCTGTGCGTAGACTCGTCTCGTAATCAATTTCTTTGTCACGAACATATTTCGCCAATACGTCATCAATGATGATTGCAGACGGGTCGCGACTGCCTACTGAAACAGTTTTCGTATGCTTGTCGGTCAGATACGAGCGGAGTGCTCCATCCTTTTCATCTTCGCTTGCGCTAGTGCCGAGTCCAGTGCTGCGCTGGCGATTTCCGTCAACGATGAACCAAGCTGACTCGTGAGTGGTGTTTCCTGCCGCGTCTCTACGAGCCGGACGAAGCCACAACCTTGGACCTTTGGAACGACGCGACATTGGCGGATCATTTCCTGCACATCCGCTGGCGTCGTCAGGAAGGCTTTGCCGGGACGGTACACGGTAAGCCTACCCTGCCTCTGCCGCCGCTTCAAGGTGTTCACGTCGGCACCGGGGATAAGTGCGGCGGCTTGTTCGAGCGTGATTAGATCATTGTCGTTGGCTGGTTTAGGCAAATTCATTTTCGTCCCCATGTCCCCATGAAAAAAGGCCGCCAAACTTGGCGACCTTTGATTGTTGTTAAGCTACATTCTGGCTATGCGAACTGCACCATACGCAAATACAAATCTGACTTGAAGTAACACCAATCAATCGGTGCCGGGTCGTCGCCGCCAGCCAGTATCGCCCGCCCTGCGACATGATCGGCACGAGTCTTGAACGTCGCCTTCAGAAGCTTCGCTTCTATAGCTTGGATTTTCTTATATTGTGGATTGTCAATTTTTTCGTCGTCAAGATGCCTGCTATTGAAATCATCCCAAAGCCTCTGACGCATCGCAGCTAGTACCGTTACGGTCGCCATGTTCCCCAACTTTCCCCATGCCGCTGAATCGCGGTGATCTAGCCTGCGCTCATACGATTCGGCTGTCAAGGCTCAAAAGCGCTAAAAAGAGTCTTTGCTTTGTACCGATTTTAGTTACATTAGCCGCATGGAACAGAACGATATCGACCGAACGTTGGTCCGCACGGCCCGTGCGTTGCTGGATTTGACTCAAGCCGAGCTAGCCACCAGAGCGGAAATCGCGCTGGCCACGTTGAAACGGTTCGAAAATGGAAGCATCCCGACGCCGGTTATTCGATCAGCAATCTTCCGCGCTCTTGAAGAGGTAGGGATTGAGTTTCAGAAGACCGGCAAGAACATCGGCGTGAGTATCAACGTTCGCAAACTACCGAAATAGAGAAAGGAACCAATGCGAAAACCAATACTAAACGGACTAGGCGAGGAAATACCGGACGATCACTTTGAGAATGAGCCGTCAGGACCGGCAAAAAATGTTTCGCCAATGAGTCAGGCTATGAAAGACCACATAGAGAAGGTCAAAGCGTTTGTGAAACGCAGAGAGCAAGACGAAACGGACAAATATAATCCCGACGACGAGGTCGGCGGTTACTGAAACAAAAGCGAGCCGAGCAAGTGCGGAAACACTGGCCCGGCTCTAATCCCAACCAATGGAGTCAACATGGCTAGGACTACCCCGAACAATAGCAGCGTAGACGCAGCCTGCGAAGTCATTTACGAAAAATGGTTACGACATTTGCCAGCAAACGAAGCCAAAGAACAGGCGTACAATTTCAAGCGGCTGGTGTCTGATCCACCGAAAAACTCGCCCGACTCTTAACAACGTCGCTCGTGCGACAAGTGAACCGGGCCGATGTGTCCGGTTTTTTCTTGTCAGCGCCTGCGTCCCGTACTGTTAGCTGTTTTCATCAATTCAATTTCACGACGTGCCCATTCCTTGAGTAACGCAGCTTCATCCACCTGAGCTTCGTCAGACCAACTCTTTACGGAAGCGACTCGCGCGAACTTATCGGCAGGAAACGTGACCAACGATATTTCAACTAGGTCAACTGCCTTCAAGGTACGCTTAGCACCGCCCGGTCCCGAACTATTCCTATGCAGTTCATAGTCATTAGCGCGATACCCGATTGAAAGACCGTTGAACGCGGGCCGTGGAGTAAGCTTAAGAAGCTCGTATGCGTCACGGCCCTTGGTGGTATTCAATGCGAGCTTACCGGTTAGCTTCAGGCCACGGTCGTCTTCTGACATATCGGTCCAAATGCCTATAGGCAACTCTTCGCTATGCTGACTTAGCATCACCGGCCAATTGGTGTTGCCGCCCTTCGCGTCTGCAATCGTCTTCTTGAACGCGCCTTTTGCGACTGTGTCGCCGTAGGTGTCAACGTTGCCGAACACGCTCCCATAGCCGCGTATGATGCCTTGTTCGCCGTTGTTGTCAGCTTTGAATTCGAACGGGCAATAAATAAAATCCATGATGTTCCTAAAATTGTTTGAAAGAAATGAAGCCCCCGTGTCGGCGGGGGTGTTTCACTTAAGCCGCTTTCGTTCCCGGCACGCGCCGTTGTGTTTGGCCTTGGCGGGTAACGTCTTCAATACGCTTCATCCGATCCGACAAGCCGTTAATCGCATCGACGATCTGCACAGTCTGCCCATTAAAGCCCTGAGTCAGAACGCGGACTACTTCGGCATTGTTGCCGCCCGGTGCTTGTCCGGTGCGGTTGATTTGGTTCAACGCACCGATTGTGTTTGCGTTGACGCTGCTAGACCTTGTGACGTGTTCGCCACCGGCCAAGCGAGCCGTGACGCTATCGACGCCATACCGCCCGTTTTGGACGATACCGCCGCTCGCATACGCAGCAATGGTGGTTGTCGAGAGGTGTCCGTGGCCGTCGTAGGCATTCCCCGAACTTCCATCTACAGTGTAGCCAGTTTTGCCAGCGTCTAGACTTGCCGATTGGCCCGGACCGTTCGCAATCGACGTGATTGCACTCGTGACGTTTTTGTAAACGTCTGCGTATCCAGTGCCCGACGCGTAGAAATTCTGCGCCAACGTCAACAGAGCCTGTGCAGTTGTCGTAAGGGAATTTAAGTCCGTAGAGTTTCCACCCTTTGCACCTGCCAATTGCGTGTTGAACAAGTTTTGTTCGTAAGCAAGTTGATCGCCAGCCGACAACGTAGATAGCGAACCTGTTTTAATAGAGTTAAGAAAGTCCGTCATTGACTTGGCAATGGCTTGGTTTGACTTGTCGATAATCGCTTGCCGTTGAGCAGCTAGCGACTTTTCAAGTTCAACAATCGCACCGTTACCGGCCTTGGCCTCAGCTAACCGCTGTTGCTGCGAACCGATATCGAACCCCGCCAACTGACCGCTCAAAGAAGTTTGGTCAATACCGGCAAGCTGTGCGCTTGCAGTGTCCTGTTGCCGCCTATCGGCAGCACTGGCGTTGTTCTGAGCCGTTTGTGCCGCCGCCGCCGCGTTGGCCGCTTCCTTACCCGGATTTTTGCCGGTGATAAGCTGTGTGAAGATACCAATCCCCGCTTCAATATAACCAACTCCGCTAGTCGGGTCTTTGATAATATTGTTGATGCCAGCCGTTGTCAGACTCTTACCAAGATTGTTTGCAGCCGAAGTAAGGGATTCCATAGCGGTTTTACCTGCCAGAATTCCGCTTACTAAATCATTTGCAAATGACGCCCCGGTTTGCCTTGCTAGGTCATTTATGGATTTCATAGCATCGTTGAACCGCAATGCAGCCGCTTCACTTGATGCCAACGCTCTAGGGATATCGTCGCCGTAGATTCCCTTTAGCTGGTTTGCAATGGAAACGTCTTCAGGCGAAAGAAACGCCGTCTGTGCTCCACGGCTGATGGCAGAAGCAACCTTAGCTTTCGCGAGAGCGTCAGCAGCCGCAGACGCCTTTTCTTGCAAGTCCTGAAACGCATCGGCCTGCTTGTCTGTTTCCTTGCCACCGTTAGCCAACACAGCCGCCGTTTCGGATGCTTCAGCCCTGAACGATGCAAGCGCACCGTCACCAAGCCCAATCGCTAGCGCGTCGGCTTTCTGAGCCTCAACGTGCCGTGTGAGTGCGTTTATCGCCCGGTCTACAGCGTCGTTAACTTCGTTCACGTCCTTGGCAGAGGCTTTTGACTTATCCGGCGTCAGAAAGTCGTCGGCCTTCTGCGTCTGTTGGCGGGCATTGGTGACGTTGTTTTTGTTTCCAAGTTGCGAGGCAAGTGTTTGAAGCGCTATTTCCTTTTGTCGCCCCGCGTCATCAAGCGGTGTAACACCGAACTGCGATTGAATTTGATCCGGCGTCAGGCCCTTCGTGAAATAGCCGCTCACGCTGTTAAAAATACTGTCGCTTGGTGCTTTCACACCGGCAATGTCTTTTGTACGCGAGAAAATGCTATCAAGTAGTTTCAGCACAGACTCGATATTCGTTGCCGCATTCACCCATAGCTGTTGAATTTCAATTCCGAGCGAAGACCAATCGCTTTTTGATTTAGTGAACCAACTATCGATGTATTTGGTCGCATCATCAAGGGCGGTCTTTAACGCTACGGCGCGATCAATGTCGGGCTGTTTTGTAATGTCCTTTGCTGCAACGTCGGCAATGCTCTTTTGAATCTGAAAGATGTAATCATTATCAAGTTTCAGATTCGCGGCGGCTTCAGGCCCCAACAATGTGTTGGTGAGTTTGAACGCTACAAGCTTCTCGCCAGCATCAACAGCGCCCTGAATCAATTTCAGGGCTGCATCTAATTGCTCTTTACCTGTTACAGAATTGTTCAGCCGGTTTACGTCGGCAGTCTGTGCTTGCAGGTTGCCGTTTTTCTGCAAGTCAACAACTTCAGTGTTGAATGTGCTTCCGTTCTGTAACCCGTTGCTGCCAAGCTTACGGTCAAGTGCAGTGTTGATATTCTGAATGATCTTCAGATATTCGTCGGCTGGCTTCTGTGCGTCAGTCGCGCCCTTTACTAGCCTCTGGTAATAATCAGTTCCAAGGCTTCCGGCCTTTGCGCTAAGTTCGACATATGAATTTAGTTTGTTGATTCCGTCTTGCCAAATGGAATTGAATTTATCGGCAAGTGCTTTAAGCTCGTTAGACGAAGCACCGTTCGTTACCGCAGTCGTGAGTCCACCAACCGACGCAGAAGCGCCGTTCGCCGCCGCAGAGACTCCGTTATATGCCTTCTGCGCAAGTTCTAGCTTTGCGTTTAAATCAATCCAATAAAGACCGGACGATTGCGCGCTCTTGCCCGCACCGTCGGTTGCATCACCGAGCGACTTAACAGAAGCCGTGGTGCTATCAATATTTTCGCCGGTCGCAGTTATCTTGATGCTACGTACAATGTCGCCGTCAGCCAATTTTGAGAGTCCTTGAGTAATTTGTAAATGTGTTGCCGAGCCCAATGTGATATCCGCATTCAAATTGTTTGATGTATTGTGGCTCTATGCCGTTATCAGCAAGGTTGTTCACGGCGTGCGCTAAGGCATCGTTAGCGGCTTGCCGAATTTCAATTCCTATTTCTGCTGAAATTGAGAATCCATCGGGAAACTTTTTGATAACGATGGCCGCCATGTCGGCACCGTTTTTGAGTCCAGCCGTGTGGGCGTCTTGTATTGTTTTATCAGGCAGCATTAGTCACCACCTGCTTCTGTGCTTCAACTGTCCAAAGGTCTACGAACTTCTGGTACGGTGTGAAGTCTTCTATACGCACATTCGGCTTGCGAGTGTTGGCGATGTAGTCGTGTTTGAATTCGATATCGCCAACCGTGCCGTACCACTGAATGGCGTGAATCTCTTCATCAATCGAAGAACAATCGACCGTTTCGGGTTGCCCCTCAACTACGACTTTGTTGTCTATTGGAACGATAGTTACGCGCATATTTTTTTCCTTAGTCTTTCGAGGCCAAAATTAAGTCAACATATGCTATAGACAACGCAATCGTGTGGTTGTGCGCAACGTCACTACCGGCGTTTGCTATAGTCGGGGTCGTATAACCTGGAGCGCCACCTAGAGCGTTGTCCACGCTACCGCCAGCAGAGTTCAACCAAACGCCGCCGCCAACTGAGTGGCCGTGGCTTGCCAATTCCGACTGTGTAATTGTATGGTTACCGACCGTCGTTTGAGCCATGACAGTAGAAAATGCGTTCGTGCCGCCAGACGAAGCGGTACCAGAGACGACGCGCAACGCTTTATCATTATGCGTTGTTTGCTTCGTCCAATATGTCGGCGCTGCGGTTTGCTGAAAACACAGCACGGTTCCGGGCGGAAACGTGTTGTTTTGCACGTTGCCCTTTGACGCCGGCAAGCAAATTAACACGTCTTTGGTGCCGGCAGCAAACGTCACTAGAGCACCGGCATTGCTGATTTCAAGAACGGTGGTTCGCGTGAGCGTATTAACGCCGCTATACGTTCCTATTCCTGTTTCCCAAGCCGCGCCGGGCAACACGATAGCGTACCAACAAGTATCGCCAATCGACATGACGGCGCTAAACGCTTGGTAAGACGTGTTAGGCGCACCACCTAGAGCGAATGCACCTGTGCCGGTTGTTGTCGAAGATTCGCGAACGCGATCATCCAAAATAAACGCCATTACGAGTGAGCCTCAATGTTGTGAGGCGTGCTGGGCGTAGTAGTGGTCGGCTCTTCGCTTTCTGTAGCAGGTGGACTGGTTTCAATCGGTAGGTCCGAACAAAACTATTCGTCGAAGTTAACGTATGGGAACATAAAAATTCCTTTTAAAAAATGAAACGTGCCGCTACATGTGCGGCGTGAATTCTAAATCGAACGGGGTGAACTCAGTGGTCACGCCGTTTAGGGCTAAATCATTCAATCCCCTTGCTTCCTGTCGGCAAATTCAGTGCGCCCCTATCTTTCGGCGAGAAGCCAATCTTGCCCAGTAGCCCGATCAATTGCGATACATCGCCAGACGTGATTTCGTTGAACCGATATCGCGTCATCAACGTTGCGGCTATCTCGACAAGAAACCTATCGGCGCTTGTCAGCCAGAAGCCGCGAAGCTGCATTTCCAGCCAAGCTTGCTTGACTGGCTTCGGAAGACTCGGTCGTGGATCGGGTAGTGCAGTCGTGACTAGTGGTTCGTGTTGCCGCGCTCTGAGGCGATCTGGATTTCTTTTAAAAGCGCCGCGCAAAGCAAGCACGGCGGTGGGTGTGCGAGTTCTTCCCATTGGAGTCCTTAGTTTATGGATTTCGTGGACGTGTAAATTTTCTTTGGCGACGGCTCTCGGCCTTATTTTGCCAAGGATGGTCTGGCCCCCTACCCATCCAGCACTTCCATAGGGAGTGACAGCACAGACCCGCTGTCTCATAGCCACTTCGCTAAATCGTTTTCAAGTTCGCGCCGTGTGCCGTCGCTACGCTCACGCGCTTGGTTATCGTGCAAACGACACAACGAACGCACGTTCGTGATGCTATCAGCACCACCACCGGCACGAGAAACGATATGGTCAGCAACGATGGCACGCTTGCCACAGCCTGCAACGACACAGGTATGATTGTCACGAACCAAGCACGCTGCACGAAGTGTGCGCCATTGTGGTGTGCTATAGTAGGAGTCTGCTATCTTGGGCGCGGGTGGTCGCCATTGCGGTGGTCTGAATTGCTTTGCTCTAAAAGCCACAATTGTTTTCCCTTGTTAATGACGAAGTTGCGGCTTGCAAACAAGCTAAGCAAAACGATGCCAGCCAAACAAAACTGACGACGCACAACACAAGCATCAGCGATAATACATTGGGAATGAAGCGAGCCATAGCCAACGAAGCGCTGCATTCAAACGAGACACAAACACCGACTTGCGCTTGCGCCGTGATTTAAGTTCGCGGAACTTCGTTGCCTCTTCCGGTGTAGACCAACGAATGATACAGTCTGGAAAGCAGCGAAGCGCTTCGTTCTTGTCGTTGGTCAATCCAATAGTTCGTCCGTTAGATTCTATTGAAAATATCATGTCTGACTAGCCGGGGTGCGCAACGATTGCAGAACGTCTCTACGCAGTGTTTCAAACTCTTCGCTGCTTAACTTCGCAGGCTTGCTGGCTTGGACGAGCGCAGCGCCGACAACATCGCTTAGACTCTGGTAGGTCGCGCGGCCAAACGTTCGCGCCGGATTGTTGATAAGTTCAATTGCTTTGTCTTTAATATCTGAATTCATTGTGCCGCCTGCCGTTTGTGGTCGGCTGCCCGTGCTAACCGGCGTTCGTTGTAATATATTCGACCCAGTGCGGTGTAATGCTCTTCAACGTCGGCAGTGAGTGTGACGACTTCGGCCTTCAGCGCATCAACTTTGTCTGTCATTCGTTCGATGGATTGTTCAAGCGTCTCGGTAACTATCGGCATTCTGGTATCCTCATGTTTCGGCGTTGCCGGAAATGGCGCGGCCTATTGTTACGGTGGCGTAATAGTGTGTGGTGGCTAGGTGGCACAGCGCGGCTTGCTGAGTGCCCATCAGCTTGCAGGCACCGTGGTTGCTCGCTGGCCAAACCAACGAACGGCGTGCCGTGCGTGTTGGTTGGTGCGAGCCGTCTGATAGAGTCGGGGTTCAGCTTGTCGGCCACAGTGTCCGACAAGCTGAAAACAGCCACGAAAATACAAAGCGACTTTTTTGTCACATGGGCTGAAAGTGCTACACCTTATTTTTCTGTTTTTCTTTCGCTCCACCCCACCACCACCCCACCACTTTCCTCACTTACAGTGAGGGAAAGGTGGTGTAGCGGAGGTGTGCAGGTGGGCATTTGCTACACCTTGCTACACCTTTGCTACACCCAAGGTGTAGCGGTGTAGCAAGCTTAAACCGCCCGCAAAAACTGCCGTTTTTGGCGACCGGCTGTCGCCGTGTAGACTTCCAGTTCTCCGTCCTCGATCCACATGTCCAACATGCGCGTGATGCGCTGCCGGTCAGTGCTTTTCATCGTGTCCTTTGACGAACCAAGGTCAAGTATCTCGCCGACGATGTATCCGGCCCAATCCTTTGATTGATTGTCTTTCCGGTGTTCGCCAATCTTAAGCCGATTCAGGATTGCCTGAAGCTGATCCGCTGTGACGTCTTCAGTGAAGGAAGCATTTGTCGGATACTGCCACCGGGTGACAACGCCTATTTGGTCAGACCTTAGAACGGCAAGGTTGCCCTTGCCACCATTGCCGAGCGAAACAGATTCTATTTTGTACCAATCCCGTAGTCCGGTTTTGGGTGTCAGGTTCTGCTTGTCGCCGTAGCCGCTAAAATAGCCAGCCTCGCTTGGCAGCCCGGCCTTTGACGCGTCGTCGGGCATCATAGGGTTCAAGACCTGCACAGACCGGCAAGCTGCAATTAACGAACCGCCGCCACGCGCCGACATTGCCGTAGCCATTCCGCTAGTGGTGTCTGTCTTCGTTGTGTGGTGCAAGATATCGACCGCGCACTCACCCTCACGGGCAACTGGTATCCATCCTCGCTTGACAATTAGGTCCATAGCTCCGTTGTCATTTTCCGGCGAGTCATGGCTACTAATGAACGGGTCGATTATCAGAGCATCAACGGCACGACGTTTAATCGCGTCAATGAGTCCCCCTACGACGGGTACGCGAATCTTCGTGCCGTTGCGGTCTGTCGCTGTGATAACCAGCGAGGTTTCACTTTCAACAAAAAGATAGCCCTCAACATCTTCCGGCTTGATCCGGTAATGGATCATTGCCGCAATCATGCGCCGGTCCATTTCCGTTTTTTCGTCCTCAAGATTGAAGAGCCACACGCGTGCGCGTTTCGGCACTTCAATGCCAAGTAATGGACGGCCCGTTGCTAGTGCGAGCGCTTCAACGATCTTGAGCGAAGATTTTCCGACTGCACCGGACGCAATCGTTGCCGACACATGACGGCGCAACAGATGGCGACCATAAATCCAATCGCGTAGCGGAATCGTTTTTGGTTCACGCCACACGAATGGAGACGGTTCGTAAGATATTATGGCAGCCGGTGGCGCTACCAACCTTGGCCGGTTGTCGTTGGCCGGTGCCTTCGCCTTGGCCCGCAGCGCGTGAGAATCAATATCAGACTTGGCCTTTTCGACTTCGTCGCGGAAATGCGGGTATAGCTCTGCAAGACTATTCACTGACCGGCCTCCGTTTTCGGTTGAGGTCGGGGGGCAGGAAGCGAGGGTCTATCCTCCAAATCTACAGCAACGCGCATGGCGTGACGTGTCACTTCATCCGCGAAGTAGCTGCGTATCGAAGCTGGCGTGTCATCTATCTCGAATCGCGCTAGTTCATCATCTTCGCCACCGAACCCCCAATCCCACGCTTCCAAAGCTGTGCCGATATCGTTGCACTCTATCCTTTCGACGACGCGAAGGTCTTTGAACGCCTTGCGGGTGATCGGCTCGATATGACAAATGCCTGTTCCGCCCGCTTCAAGCCAATCCATCGGGTGAGCGTGTAGACGCACCACCGGCCCCGTGACTCGACCTAACCAAGAGGCCCGGCACGTTGCACGAGCGAAGGACATTGATTCACTGATAAAGAGCAAGTCAACGAAAACGCCGTCTTCAGTGATCGGGATGGCTAGTTCTGCCGATTGCTTCGGCCCGACGTGTTCCGGCGCGTAAATCAGAAACCGATACCGACCAGTTTCAGGATTCCAAACCATTCCGTATTGAATGATTTTGCCGATAGGTTCGGCTTCGATGCCGTGTTCCGCAAACCAATCGTTCACGTCGTAACCGGCATGGTCGCGAAATTCCTGCTCCACTTCGGCAGGTAGGGGCAGCGTGTCGTCAAACTCAAAAATAGATTCCATAATAGAAAGTCTTTCACCACTACTTCTCCTCAAAAGCAATTCAGTTAGCTGGATTTTGCAAAATGCAGATCAGATTGTTCACGTATGCGGGAAAAGTGCGCACGTTACGAAATTCAACATCCCGACTTGCCAACGAGACCGCGTTGTCCCAAGCGCCAGACTTGTTGAAGTAGGGTTTCAGACCATCCCATTGTTCGGGAGTCAGGTCGTTGGTTTCAGCCGCTAACCGTTCTAATGTTTCGGCGGCCTTCCCATTCCGGTTGTCGTCTCGATACCTGGCCTGTAATCCACGTCTCCATGTTTTAGTTCGCGTGATGTTGCCATACAAATTATCGACGCAAGATTGTTTGTCGTTGTTCATTATTTTCACTTTTGAAGTTGCCGGATATCCCGGCGTTAGTGCTCACGAAAAAAGCCGCTCGTGAGCGGTGCGGGTTTTGAGTTGTGATGCCAGTGACGACTCGTGGCTCGCGAAGAAATAAGCCCACGAGCCGCCACAGCATCGCGCAGCACGGCGATTTAGAGGGGATTATTAATCGCGGCGCACAGATTACTAACTTGTTTCGAATCTCTTCAACGTTCGCATAAACGCAACCGCCGCCGACTCGTAGGCGAAGCCACTCTTGGCATCGTCTTTCAACGAGCAAATTTTATCGGCATCAACAACCACACTATGAGTTGTCGTCATTGCCCCAACGAATACTGCCGAGATTTCGAAAATCGACGCTGACTTTATGTGCCTCGCCCCCTCGCGGAATTCCACATCATGCGGAATGCACGCGACGGATACCTGATCCCGGCCATCTAATAATTCCAGATGCCCCTTCTGGAGTCTTAGCCTAAACGCAAGCCCCACATCGGTGTCTTCCAACTGAAGCGAGTCGTCCTCTTGACGGCCAAGAGGGGGCTTATGATATTGATGATCTATCCCGAACATCACGTCGTTGAATTTGCTAAGCCCGTCAGAAAAACAGCCTCGTTGAAAAATGTCGATGCCTCCACGAAAATGATGGCGCACCGAATAGAGACACGCGAATCCTTGGAGGTAGCGAGTCACGATCCGCGCAGTTCCTTCGGCAGTGCCGATGCTTTCACAAACCCGGCTTCAACTGCGGCCTGAAGATACTGAGCCAACGGACTCCATGCGTTCGGCGCTCCGAATAAATCGAGCGGCATGGTTTCACAAATTCCGTAGCGAAAACCTGTGCCGCGGTCGCGACATTCGCTAGACATTCCAAAGAGCGCTACATACGCGTGTGCGATTTCGGCAAGCGGTGGAGCAATGCGAGCCATTAAGTCGGCGTGCGCCTTCTGCACTTCCGGCGACTTCAGAATCTCTGTAGCGCGGTCATGCTTGGCTTTCGCAAGCTTCTGCTTCAGCTCTTGCCGCGCGTCGTTGATCGCTGCACGTTTCAGCCAACGCTTCCTCAACTGCGCTTCAACGTCAGCCGTTTCCGGCAAGTCCGCATCGGGGTTTGCGGTGACAAACGCGAGAACAGATTCGCGGTTATCGAGATTTTGCGTACTGCCTTTCTCTTTGATCGCGTTCAACGCTGTTATCTCGCGCAACTCGGCCTTGTCACTAATGGCTAGGCGCGAGTCGCTGTTCTTTATTGCGGTAATCGTCGGGCTGATAACTTCGGGTATCATTTTAGAATTTCCTTTGTTGGAATTTGTTGAGTACAGCATCAACGTATTGAACTATGCCGTTCAATTCGATGCAGATGGTTACGCCATCGGTGGCCATGTCAAAGATAGAAGCCCCGAAGTCAACGTTGCTGACAACCGGGCCGTTTGCAGAGCCAAGACACAGCACCGTCTTCGCTAGCGGATAAAGTTGGCCCGCCTCACGGCCACCAGCGCCATCGGAGTCACTGAATTCCAACGCCGCTTTCGCTGCGGTCGAAAGGGAAACGCCTTTCTTTAGCAGTGCTTCTGTTATGGCGGCTTGCAAGATTCTATTGCGGGACAGACCACACGGATTGCCGCTGCCGGTCGTCCTTGCATCATTGCCGCGCAGCGTGACAATTTTAGTGTCCATCCAGCGGCGATATTTTATTGTCGGAACTTGTGCGGCTTCCGCCGCTACGCGAAGTGGATACGTCTGAACGACGCCCATGTTTTGTGAATCCTTATTTTGAGTTTATGAGCCGCATGAACAAGCCAACGCAGTCCCGGTGAGGGGACCGCGCTGGAAAGTTGGCCTTAAGGATAGGGAGTGGAGAACCTTCTCTCCTATCCTATAGGTTTTTAGGGGTCGGTTTAGCTCGATATAGCCACACGTTTGATTACGCTGCCTTTTCGGCCCGGAAGAACGACCTGCTGCGTTCCTCGATTATGCGCTCAATGGCGAATTGCAGGAATTTTCGGTTTCTCGCGGAGTCGGTCGTGTTGCCGAGCCGACCACCGCACAACTCGCCAATGCGAAACCCTGATGCAGCTTGGGTGAGTGCATCATATGACTTGTCGCCAACGAGCATGCGGTACTGAGATAGCTTGATCGTGGCTTCGTCGCGCGCGTCGTCCGCCGCAAGCTGTGCGGCCCACGGATCATTGGACGAATGAGTCGGTCCTGCTATGGGCACGTAATGCAAGGTATCGGGCTTGACGGAATTCGACGAACCGGTTTTTCCGGCAACGAAACCGGCAGTCAGTTCACCTTTTTTATTTCGCGGAAGGGCAGCACCATCATACCCGTCAGTGTCCTTCGGATCGGGAATCACTTTCGGATGGAGACGCGGCCCCTTAGCTCCGCGAGTCTTGGTTTTGAATTTTAGCTTTTTGCCTTTCTCATTTCGGAAATGAGTCATTGTTCCAAACTCGTTGAAATCAAGCTTGCCAACATTACGAAGCACTCTAGTCCATCGTGGCTTTCCAGTTTCCGGCGATGACATGACGGTATCCGTCAAATACCCGTCGATTGACTTGTCGTCGGGATCGGGCGAGGTGGTTCCTAGATTCCATTGCGGCACGTATCCAAGAGATTCGGCAATGCGACATTCTTTTGATGGCTCATTGTCGTTGCCGTGTTCCCATAGCTTCCTCACTTTCTTTACGGACGGCCCATAGTCGTGTTTGGCGTCGATCCCATAGCCTGGGTTTGCATTGTCTTCGATTGCATGTTCGTCGGTTTCGCCGTGACCGTTGTGTTGCAACCAGCATTTGGGTGCAGCGGCATTCATAAGGTCCTTAACCTCGATCAGAATATCGAATGCCCATTCATTTTGTATCAGCGTGTCGGCTCTGTCACGTCCGACCATAAGTGTGTTGTTTCTGGCTTCGTCTAACGCTGGAAACGAATGCTTGTGCTTCTGGTTGTCGTTGGCTGCTAGTGGAGGAGTCCATTGTGGTCTAGGCGTCTTGTCGAAGTCAGATGGCTCGTAAGGTCTTGTGTAAAATTCAACGCGCTGTTCGTCAGATATGTTTTTGTCGAGTGGTGCGACAACCTCCTTCTCTTTCCTTTTTGCGACGGTCTTCTTTTTCTTCTTTTTGTTCTCTTCCGGTTCCTCAAAGGTGTCGGAGCCGTATCCGGTGCCGTCAAAGACGGTTTCGGGTCTCTTCCTCGGCTTGTGCTCGATCAAGTCGGACTCGTTGGCGTCTTCTTCGTCAATCGGATCGAAACAATTGAATAATGCCGCGTTCAACGGAAGTAGTTGAGCGGCAATGCCGCCGTCAGTGCTAATCATAAATTCCCCATCTGAAATAAATTCACCAGCGCCGCTGTGCGGTTCGCCGGTCGCGAGTCATCATCCGCTTGGCGCGGACCTGTGGCCTCCTTGGCATAGAGTCGGCTTCGCACTCGCTGTCGGACGAGCGCTGGCCGTCTGATTTGTTAGCTTGGTGGTGCCCCGAGCCGCGTTAGCGGCGAAATCAAAAATGGTTTGGTCTAAAAATCAGTGTGCAAGCTATAACTGGATTCATGACAAAAATCTAGGTGCGAGTAACTAATGTTCGCCTCATCGTGACAAAGCTGTACCTGATTTCGGCACATTTTTCCAGGTGGGTTAGCTAATAAGTACGTGCCTGATCGTGCAGGGGTTGTAACTCTTTTCGGTATAAATTGATAGGTGGCAGGGCTAGATTCGAGCCGTAGCGGTGACCCGTGATGCGCGTGCCCGCCAGTGATAGCAAGTAGCGGGCCACAACAACTAACGCATGGGCGCGCTGGCTGCGAGCCGGTGTTCTTGTTCAGGAATTGGCGACGATTGAGCGGACGTGTCCGGGGAATGACGCGCCGCCGTTCTTGTTGGACAATTTCCGCCGATTGAGAACTAGAAGTTCTCGATGCCTCGCCGTGCGCAATCGCGCGAGACTTCCGGTTATGCTGCGGACATTTACAGGCGCGATTCCGCCATCGGGTTCAACTCTTGTCGCCCTTGCCCCATACCAGATCGGCAGCCGCTTTCACAACATCAACGACTCTTTGGCCGCCTGCCAATGCGGTAACCGTCAAGATGGTAGTTTCACTAACTCCAAATGCACCGGCTACAGCGCAGAACGAAAGACCAACGCCAAGCAGGCCGGTGTCGCAAACTTTATCATATGCTTCCGTCCAATAGCGGTGAAGGCCGTCCGCGATGGAAAGTGTAGTGTCGGCGATTGCCGTTTCCTCGCCCTTTTCATTCGCGGCTAAGAATTCTTCAACGCGACGTTTCAAATCATCGAATGCGGTGATTTCTGAATTCGACCCGCTGGCGCGAAGCGTCTCGATTTTCAGGTCAAGCGCGGCCAACAAAGACAGGGCGGTTAATTGCACGGCGACCCGGTTATTCAGCACCGTGCGGATTATCACCGTGCGGGATGTTACGTGCCCGACGAACTGCGCAATGTCGGGGGCTTCGCCGTTGATTTTAAATGCGCCCTCGCTAGCATCGGTGTCGCCGACCCCTTCGGCAATACTCGCTCCGACGCCGTGAGCAACACCAACGCCAGCTGCTGCGGCGGCACCCACTCTCACCGTGTTTTCGATGCCGACTCCCGAGTCGGCAACCACTCTGGTTGTCGGCGGTGGTTGCGGCGGCTCGGCGGGAGGCTCGTTGATGAATGTGGCCGGTCGCTGCGGCAGCGGCGGTTGAGGTGCATTCCACCAATTCGACAAGATCGCCGGATCAACCATCCGCAACGGGAGCGGCGTATCGGACCTGTGTGTCACACCGCCGGCCATAGACCGAATAGAGACATTTCCGGTCAGCGCGACGTGGTCCGCGTCTGGCTCAGGCGCGCTGTCGCTCGGTAGTGTCGGTTCGGCCAT